ACACATTCGCTGCCCTGAAAGTCAGCAATCAAGTTTATGAGGAAATCGAGAAGAAATTGCGTGAGGCTGGCTATGATCACGCTTTCATTGACGGTGCCATCGACATGCACGGTATTGGTCTGTTGCGCGGCGGACCCGCTTGGACCTACTGCGCTGGCCGGCTTCCCAACTATGACATCTATGTCAGCGTACTTTATGAGGACGGGAGCGGGGGCTCAGCCAAGTTCGTGAAGAACAGGTTCAGTACGTTTGAGCATTGGGAATTGAATGCTGAAGGTGAACGGCCAACCAAGAACATCGTGGCGTGGAGATGAAGCAATGAGTGAGGAACTCATCAATAAATACCGGCCCACCAGTTTTGATGATGTCATCGGGCATGACAGCGTCGTGCGATCAATCAAAGCTGCACTCGATGGCAAGCGCGGGCGCAGTTTCATCCTGGGCGGGCCGTCTGGCGTGGGCAAGACGACCTTAGCCCGCATCATTGCCAAGCATGTCGGCGCTAAGGCATTCGATATTGTTGAAATTGATGGTGCGACGCATACCGGCATCGATGCTATGCGTGGGATAACTGAACGGCTTCAGTACAAGAGCTTCGGTGGTGGTGCGCGGGCCGTCATTGTCGATGAAGCACACTCAATTTCGAAGCCCGCTGTTCGGTCCCTGCTCAAAGCTATTGAGGAGCCGCCCGATGGGGTTTACTGGCTGTTATGCACCACTGAGCCCGCAAGCATCCCCAAGGAAATCCGCACCCGCTGTTTGAGCTATGATCTTAAACCAGTGCCGGATGAGGATATTCTAGCTTTGTTGATGGGTGTTACCAAAGCTGAGGGTTTACCTATCGCTAATTCAGATGAAGCCTTGACTGTGCTTGTGGAAGCGGCTGATGGCAGCCCGCGACAGGCTCTGTCGTTCTTGGCTGAGTGTGGCCACACCAAAGACCTAAGTGAAATACGTATTCTTATAAAGCAGGCAGCGGTAGCGTCCAAGGAAGCTATCGACCTATGCCGCCTGCTTATCAAAGGTGCAAGCTGGAAGGAGCTCACGGCCTGTATTGCCAAATTGGACGGCCAGCCTGAAAGCGTCCGTATCATCGTGCTCCGGTATATGAGCTCTGTAGCGCTCAAAGAAGGCAAGCCGGGGCGGGCGCTGGCCATTATGGATGCCTTTGCCCAGCCCTTCCAGGACCGTGAGGGCACCGCGCCCTTGATCCTAGCTTGCGGGGGGTTATGCTTTGGAGAATGACGGTCTGTATTAAATAGGGGTGGGTAGGAGAATCAGATATGGCACTTAAAGTTGATGTAGAGGAACTTCGGGAGCGGCTTGCTATTGACAAGCACAGCCTCGATGAAGAGATCGAGCAGCAGGCTGAGGTCTACTATGTAGTGGCTGAAGCCGCTGTGCTGGCAAAGTCCAGGATGGATGCCGCTGAAGAGGACGTGAAGCTTATTCAGGCCAAGCTCGATCCACTAATCCGTGCGAAGTTGGAGAAAAACGAGGAAAAGGTCACAGAAGCTGTGGTCAGATCGGCTATCATACAGCACCCGCAGTCTAAGGAGGCTGTTGAAACAGCCCGCAACATCAGAGAGGAATATGAGAAGCTCAGCGCTTTGAAAGACGCATTTCGCCAGCGGTCATCGATGCTGCGCGATCTGGTTGAGCTTCATGTATCAGGTTACTACACTGACCGTTCAGTTCGCGGCTCAGCTAACAAGGCCAGCGATCATAAGGCTGATCAGGTGCGGCAGCGGCTCAGCGAAATGCGAAAGGTCGAAAAGAGCGAGGAGCGCAGCAAGTCTAGGCGGCGGGGAGACGACTGACCGTGTCTCGTCTTGCCGACTATGTGTTCTTTGTTCTAAGCATCAGTGCGGGAGTAGTGCTCGCTTTGGCGGTATTCTATGCGGCCATTCGTCTTGCGTCTGAGGCTTGGCACAAAGGCAGAGAACAGTTTCACCGTAGAATGCGATTCAATAGCAAGTTGAAAGGAGATCGGCCCCATGGCTGATAAAGGCAAGAAGCAGAAGTTCAAGTACCAGGAGCGGGATGCCAGCACCTGGAAGCAGAAGAGCCAGGAAAGTTCTGGCAGCTACGATGATATCGTCAAGGACGGTATCCCGAAGTTCAAGGCACAGGACGGCAAGAACCGAATCCGTATTCTGCCGCCAACCTGGGATGACGCCGATGACTTCGGCTATCCTATCCTGGTGCACTATCGCATCGGCGCCGAGGAGCAGCCTTATCTTTGCCTACAGATGAAGGATGAAGAGTGCCCCATCTGTGAAGAAGCAAGGCGTCTTGCCGCTGACGGTGATGTTGACGACTCCAAGCGTTTCAAGCCCAGCAAGCGAAAGGGCTGGTGGCTGCTTGATCGTAAGTCGGACGAGCCCGACATGCCCGTGTTCTGGGCCGCACCGCACGGCACGCACAAAGACGTCCTTCTCGCTTGTGAGGACGATGAGTCTGGTGAGATCATGCCGTGCGATCATCCACAGGAAGGCTATGATGTGGCCTTCAACAAAGAGGGCGCACAGCTTCGCACGAAATACACTGGCGTCAAGCTGGTCCGTAACGCCACGCCGATCCTCGAAGATGAAGACGATATGGCCAAGGTACTTGAGTTCATTGCCGAGAACCCGATCGACAGTCTCCTCAAGTTCTATGATGCCAAATACCTCACAGCCATTCTTGCGGGGCAGGCACCGAAGTCTGATGAAGACGAAGACGAAGAGGATGAGAAGCCCAAGAAAAAGACCAAGAAGAAGCCTGTCGACGAGGATGAGGAAGACGAAAAACCCAAAGGCAAGAAGCGCCCCCGTCTTGATGAAGATGAGGACGAGGATGAAAAGCCCAAGGGCAAGGCCAAGAAGAAGGGCAAGGATGAGGAAGAGGAAGAAGAGCCTGACCCTGATGCTGAGGAAGGGGAAGAAGAGGGGGAAGATGAAGCCCTGGACTTCGATGAGATGGATGAGGGTGATCTCGCTAAGTTCGTCAAGAAGCACCGGCTCGACATCGACCTCGACGAAATCGATGGCACCAAGAAGCAGCGCAAGGCTGTGAAGGCTGCGTGGGAAGAACAGCAGGAAGAAGCCAAGCCCAAGGCCAAGGCTAAGAAGAAACCCGCGGAAGATGAAGATGAAGAGGAAGAGGACGGCAACTCTGCCACTGCCAAGCTGAAGGCGGCAGCGAAGCGCGCCAAAGAGAAGAGTGGCAAGAAGAAGGCTGATGAAGACGAAGACGACGACTAAGCGCCCGCGACCTAGTTTGGCCAAAGAGGGGCGAGATCAGTATTTTCTCGCCCCTAGCGCCAATCTAGAGTTCGTACATACGGGAGCAACCGTGCTCGACTGTGTGCTAGGCGGCGGCTGGCCTTTGGGCCGCGTATCTAACATCGTCGGTGACAAGAGCACAGGCAAGACCCTGGTCGCGTGCGAGGCTATGGCCAACTTCAGCCGTAAGTTTCCCAAAGGCATGATTCGGTATGTCGAGACAGAAGCTGCCTTCGATGATGCCTATGCCGCTGCTCTTGGAATACCCATGGACCGTGTTGAGCGGCCTGATTCACAACTCGAGACGGTTGAAGCCGTGTTCGAAGACCTGATGGGCGCTCTATCCAGGATGAAGCGCGGAGGCCTGTACATCTTGGACTCATTGGATGCGCTGTCGGATGCGGCTGAAATGGGTAGGGAAATTGATAAAGCAACCTTCGGCGCTGGCAAAGCTAAAGGCATGTCACAACTGTTCAGGCGCGCTATAAAGAAGGTCGAAGCCAAACAATGCCATTTCATGATCATATCCCAGATACGGGATAACATCGGGGCGACCTTCGGCCGCAAGTACTCACGGTCGGGCGGCAAAGCCCTGGACTTCTATGCTTCACAGGTTGCCTACCTAGCGCACCTGGGCGAGCTCAAGCGCAAGCTGAAGGGTGTAGAGCGTACCATAGGCGTCCAGATCAGAATGAAGTGTACAAAGAACAAGGTGGGCCTGCCGTTCCGTACCTGTGACTTCCCCATCTTGTTCGGGTACGGCATCGAAGATATCACAGCGAGCATTGACTGGCTCGTTACGAACAAGCAGCACAGGCGCACCAGCTTGAGCCTTGACGATCTGAAGGCTATACGCGAAGAGGCCATGCATGTTGAAGTCGACGGTGCCGATGACATTCGCCAGCTCTTGGCAACCAATGTGATTGCAGGGTGGTCAGAGATCGAAAAGTCGTTCCTCCCGCCCAGGAGAAAATACAATGACTGACCGCGAATCGTACATGGACATTGCTTGCACGATCAAGGCCGCGCCTTCAAATGGCAAGGCACTCTTAGTTGCTGATGAGCGTGGTGAAGAGTTTTGGGTGCCGCGTTCAGTATGTATGAACGGACATCATGAGTTCAATGCTGGTGATGATGTGACGCTCAAGATAGCGGAATGGTTCGTGGTCAAGAATGAGATAGGGTTATGACGCGCGTGCGACCTAGGCTTCCGAAGGCGTATGGTGTCACCGTCGCTACGCGCACTGGCGATAAAGAGGGAAGCTATAAGTTCTGGTACGACCCTAACAACTCTCTCAACCAAGCCGTGCAGAAGAAGGGCAAGACTGATGGTGACTACATTGTTGAGGTTGATGGGGATCAGATCAATGAGATATTTCGCTGGAGCCCACAGCGCAAGCATTGGATCCAGCTTTGGGGTGTGCTACCAGCGCGCGACAGGGTGAACATAGCCCTGACTGAGACTGATGACCCGGATGAATTGATTGAAGCCTTGGTTGCTACAATCGAGGACGGTGAGACTAGGCTTTGGCAATGGGCCAAGTGGACCGTGGTTGAGGTCTTGCTACGACATCTGTCCGGCAGTGAAAAGTTCAAGATAATTGCCGATGAGATGCGGGAGAATTTCGACAGGCTGAATCCAGCCAAGCACTCACCGTGGGAGGGATAGTGTGGTTGATAATGATCTTATTCTGAATGTTGCCAAGATCATCTAGCTTGCATCAATAGACCCAAAGGATAGTTCTCGCGGCTTCTTGAAATCTTTAGATGAATGCAAAGTGTTAGCACTGCCTATCATTGATATGGTATCGCGTAAAATCATTGATGACGCTATAGCTATTGAATTAGGGCAGGTATTTAAATGAGACCCGGAGGCAGCTCAACTAAGGGTGCAAGCTTTGAGCGGCAGGTGTGCCGTCAGCTTTCGCTGTGGATAAGCAGCGGTGAACGCGACGATGTGTTCTGGCGCACGGCTATGTCAGGCGGCCGGGCTACGATAGGGCTGCGCAGCGGCAAGAACAGAGGCGCACAGGCCGGAGATGCGCAAGCTATTGATGCTCTCGGCGATGCCTTTATGAAAGTGTTCTCGGTCGAGTGCAAGCATGTTAAGACGCTCCAGCTAGGCCAGATGCTGGCAAAGCATACAGGCAAGAGCCATGACTACTGGATTAAGCACCGGCGCGAAAGTGCGGCCTTCAAACGCGAGCCATTCATGGTGGCGCGCGAGAACAGGTATCCTACGCTGCTGTTCGTAACGGCTGAAGGGTTGGAACAGCTCGGGTTGGAATACCTGCCGTATCGCACCATATTTCGCGGCTGTATTCCATTATGGGTCTCAATCAAAAGTGCCGTCTACACGGATGAGGTCCATGTGTTAGACTGGGAGCGTTTCCTGAAAGAGACGCTGCCGCCTATTCATTTGAAGCGGAGAAAGAAATGATCAGGGCCAGGGTTAGAACAAGTGACGGTAACGAAGACATCGTTGATATCGATGTTGAAAGAATAGGCAATGCTATTGCCAAGTATCACACTGAAGGCAAGCTAGAGGCTCTGACGGTCAGTAGTTCAGGAAGACCAATACCGAAGGTCTACTTCCACCCGAACCTTGTGTCTATTGAACTGTTCCAAGCTTAATTTGGGGTATGTGATATGATAGACAGTGCGCTGTATAATGTTCAGTTATCAAGAACAATACGATGGGATGCTGAGGCAGAAGCAAGGATCTATAACATCCAAGCTGCCAAAGCACACCGTTTGAGTCCACACTCAATGGTCCATGCCTATATATCCTGGCAGCAAGCAGATCGTTATGTAGAACTGTTTAAGGATTTCTATAACAAGGATATTACTAATCCATACTCCCACGGCTTGGTCTGGTTCTGTTGCAAGTGTTTCAAAATTGAGTGCCCGCATTGGTTCGATAGCCATGCCGTTCAACGTGTTGGTGACAGACATTACCACGTTGAATATAATGTCTGTCACTGCAAATTCTGTAATCTGAACATATTCCTTGGTGGCCCCGGTGTTGGCACGCCGTCTCAGGAAGCACTGGCTTTAGTTCATGAGAGATTAGCCAAGCACAGCCCATCTGAGCACAGAAGCTTGGTCAATTTTGGTTATGGGTCTGGGTGGGTTTGTGAAACGCCTGTAATAGTTTCCAGAATGATCGAATCACATGGTATTGAGGCGGCTTCTGTTTACCTTGATCGCTTGATACAGAACGGCTCATGCCAAGATGCCTTCAACCACCTCCATAACTATGTTTAAGCCAGCCACCATATTGTTCACCGATCCACATCTGTCCGAGAAGGCAGAGGATCAGTATCGGTTCGACATCTTCCCCTGGTGCGTTAAGAACTACGCTACCAAGGCAACGACCGTGATCATACCCGGGGATCTGACTGACCGCAAAGACCGACACGCGGATTGGTTCGTCAACAAGGTGGTTGAAAATGTAAGGCTACTGTCGGAATCGTTCACGGTCTATATCATGATGGGGAATCACTGTTATAGCGCAAATCCTAAAGAACCGTTCTTTCGGTTTCTCGGCGGCATGTTGAACGTAATCTACATCCGTGAACCTGTCATGCTTCACGTTCCAGTTGGGGGTAAGGGTAAGCGAAAGGTCTTTTTCCTTCCCCATACCCGCCACCCGGAAAAGGAATGGGGTGGATACCAGTTCAAGAACTGCGATGCGATATTCATGCATCAGACATTCCGTGGTGCAAAGAGTGAGTCGGGGTTCGAACTCGATGGACTCAACCCGTCTGCGTTCAAAGGAATGGGATGCCCTATATTCTCAGGTGATGTCCACAATCCGCAGCAGGTTGGGCCGATCACTTACATTGGCTGTCCTTGGCACGTGCACTATGGGGACAGATTCCAGCCCCGCGTTCTGATCGCTGATGCTGACTTCAAGACCCAGCCCGCTCATTTCCCAGCCCCACAGAAGCTGGTATTAGATATCACATCCCCCGGGAACTTGAAAGATACTAGGCACCGTATCAATGAAGGTGACCGTGTCAAAGTGCGGCTGTATTTACCTAGGGCTGAGTTCATTGACTGGCCCAAGCATAGAGACAAGATAAAGGCTGTGTGCAAGGAACTGAAGGTTGAGCTGCACGGTATAGAGCTTAAGGAACTAGTACGCGGCAGGCCCAGGCCCAGGCTCGTACAGGTAAAATCCAAGGCCGCTAGAGGTCGTGCAGAAACCTTCGAAGCGTACTGCCAGCAACGCCAGATCGATAGCGTAACGGCAGCTATAGGGAAGGAGCTGTTAGATGCAGAAACAAACTGAGGGCGTGTTGAGGGTGTTGATTGCACGCGCGCTCTACAATAATTGCCGCGTGGCCTGGAAGGAAGCTGGGATGGCTGTACCAGCTCCTTGGTCTAAGGTATTCAAAGATGACCGTGACTCATATCTAGATGATGCGGATGCTGTTTTGAAAGCACTGGACGGGTATCTGACACACCATACAAATTGTCGCGGCCGATGGACTGGAACTTGCAACTGTGGGTTTGAAGAGGCCCGCCGCGTGCTCGAGGAGACGGCATGAGACATCGCGCGGGAGATCGCGAAGGTGGAGGAAGCGGCGAATGTGGCGGAGCAGTACGGCCGCGCACCATAGATTGGCCGGCGACGGAGATGTTGCCGATCTCTACCGCGCCACGGCCGCCGCCCTCCTCAAGGAGATGGGGCTCGAATGACTAACAGGGCATTAGTGCGAGAAGGATGGTGGCGGGCGCATGGCTATCGCATTCGCTTCCCCGAAGAGGGTTTCATCAACATCGCTGGGCAAGACCATGAGGCATTCATCGAAATCATGAAGCGGGCGGGTGCTGAGATCGTCTTTGATGGACTGCCTTATTATTATATTTGGAATTCGATTTCAAACTCGGATGTGATCTACGAGGTAACTCTGCCACAAACTTGAATGTGATGCTGTGAACTTTCTCTGGATCAAGCTGCAAGACTTCAAGTCCTACCGTGGTGAACACGTTCTGGATCTCAGGAAGTTCGGTCCGGGCCTGTACTATATCCGAGGCACGAACAAATATGAGCCAGATATGGGCTCCAACGGCGTCGGCAAGTCGAGCGTCTGGGACGCCGTGCATTGGTGTTTCTATGGGGCCAGCCTACGGGCGGTAAAGAGTCCAAACCTAGCCCCATGGGGCAAAAAAGGCGGCACAGCGGTCACGGTATGCTTGTGCCTGGACGGCATGACCACCAAGGTCAAGCGCACTTATAAGCCGAACTCACTTGCTGTGATTCAGGACAAGCAAGAACGGGGCGTTACCCAGGAACAGCTTGAAGACATGCTGCGGTTGAACTCTGAACGGTTTCAACAGAGCATCATATTCGGCCAGCACTCCGTCATGTTCTTTGACTTGACGCCTGGGCCAAAGCTCGACGTGTTCACAGACCTGATGGGCCTCAACTTCTGGCTCGAGCGTGCTGAACACGCCAAGCACACGACGTCGGAGCTCGCGGTCAACTTCCAAGAACTGGAGCATCAGCAACTAACGAATGAAACACGCATCGAGGAACTCACGGCCGCTATTGCGGAAGATGAAGCGGCAGCGGTTGTTGAAGCCCAGGAACAAGGTAAGCGGTTAGAGGCTATTCGTGATGGTATCCGAACCTTGAAGGCTGCGCGGGACGATGTCGTTCAGCAGTATGATGGGCTGAGCAAGAAAGCCGACGACTTGAGCGTCAGGACTAAGACTGAAGCGGACATCCTAGCGGTTGAGCAAGAGAAGATAGATGCTGTTGCAACTGAAGCCGCTGGCCTTGAAGCTGAAGTTGCCAAGGTTCAGGCTGAGGTAGCTGCTATCAATCGCCAGATCGCACGCATAAAGCAGGCTAAGGACATCTGCCCTACTTGTGGCCAGAAGATAGATAACAGTCACCTCAAGAAAGAGCTGGCGCGCTTGGAAGTTGATAGGGCCACGTTCGATAAGAAAGAGACCAAACTGGCGGCAAAGCTGGAAGCGCTGGAAAAGCGGTACAACTATTTGAAGGGTGGTTTAGAGAAGGCTAGGTCGAAATGCGTTGCGCACCAGCAGCTCGAGGCTGTTGAATATGAAATCCGTCAATGCCAACACAGTCTGCAAATATGTGATACGAAGTTAGAGAGCGGGCAGCGTGCGCTCAAAGATGCTAAGAACCAGACCTCAGCCTATGCTGAGCGTATCCAGCGCAACCGTGCCAAGCTAATGGAGCTTGAAAGGATACTGAAGAAGACCAAGAAGCAGATGCAGGAACTAGAGCCCCTCATTCCCCAGGCCCAATATTGGGTGAAGGGTTTCAAGGACATCAGGCTGTTCGAAATAGATGAAGCGCTCCAAGCATTAGAGGTCGAGGTCAATAACTACCTCACCGGCCTTGGCATGGAGAACTGGACGGTCAAACTCGCAGTTGAACGTGAGACCAAGGGTGGAAGCATCAGTCGTGGACTTCAAGTGTTTGTAGATCCTGGTACAGGAAAAGAGAATGACGTTAAGCCGTGGGAGTCGTGGTCTGGTGGTGAAGGCCAAAGGCTCAGGCTCGCTGGCGCGCTAGGCTTGGCAAATCTTATTCTACGGCAGCGGGGCATTGAAACGAATATCCAGGTATGGGATGAGAAGCTGTATTGGCTATCAGGTACGGGTGAAGAGGATATGCTCCAGCTCTTGCAGGAACAGGCCAAACAGAACGGTAAGCAGGTATGGGTTATTGACCAGCACGCTTTAGACTACCCGTTCGACGGTGTGATTGACGTCATCAAAGACAGGAAGGGTTCGAGGATAGAGGTATGAGTGCTACTGATATTAAGACCTGTGAACTTTGTGGCCGCAACTATTATTTTCACTGTGATCACGGTGTAAGGGCTATGCCAATAATTTCTGAGAAACCGTTCTGGATGGTCTTTTCGCCGGATGTGCCGCCCGATCAATACGAGTTGAACTACAGGTGCCCCAAGCAAGAAGCCATCAACATCGCGGTGCGTGAGGCGCGTACGAATCCAGGGAAACGCTTCTATGTCTTGGCGGCTGAATTCGTAGCGTTCTTGCCTAAGCAGGACGTGCTGACGCGGGACTTCATACAAGAGCCAATAGGGGGGTGAGCTATGAAAGTTTGGGAACTACTCGAACTCCTGTACCAATATGATTATGACACTGAAGTCATAATTCTGGATGCAGCTAGATATCAGCATCCTCCGACCGTAGCGGTATTCCAAGCCACGCCACCTGTAATCGAGATCAAGCCTGACTACATGGCTGAGCCATGCTGAAGCTACCATGCGACGATTGTTTCGATCCGGTCAGGTGCCTTGACAAAGATGAGTGTGCGCACCGTAGGGCATCATATAATTTCTGGGCGTTGATGTGCGTCCTGATTATTCTAGCCGTCATGTATGTGTTATGGATGGCAAGGTAATGCAAAAAGAAAACGGCGTGTTGAAGGTGTTCCCCGATCTGCATGAAGCAGAGATCTTGGGGGAGAGAATACACCTTACAAATCAACAGGTGACAATACTGGCGATGTTGGTAAAGCATGAAGGCAAGATCGTGCGCATGACGTCAATAATCAATGAGCTGTGGGGGCCACATAACATGCGCGATGTGCCTAAACGGCGCAGCGGTACGGGGCGTGAAGGTGGTGACGGCCATTGGCCAAGCGTGATCTACTCGCTCGTGTCCTATGTTCGTGCTAGTGTGAAGGATGTAGCTAAGATTGAACCCGCCAGATTTGACGGCATCGGGTGTCGTGGCAGCGCTCCCGCTGATGGCTATCGCTTGACGTACCTGAACAAGAATTGAAGTCATGCGCGGGCCGCAAGACAAAGGAGATAAGCAACGCCGGTTCAAAGAGCATTACCCGGCTAAAGGTGTGATTCCACACCCGTCCCCTTCAGTAGCTCTTGGCAGGTCCATATTCTATCGCAGCCGTGTCAAATCACCGGATGAGCGCCTCCATGTTCTGATCAGTGGTGAGAACAACCTCAAGATCGGCAAACGGGTATCCAAAGGCAAATGGAATGGGATGCCCATCTACACGCTGACCTTAGAAGAGCGGGCTACCTGTTCATCTGATTGCCACCATTGGCGCACGTGCTGTGCTACCTGCGGCGCGTGCTGGGCCAGTAACAAGACTGTGAACTTCGTTGAGCATAGCTATCTTGGGGTGGGCAGACGTGGGCTATGAATGGCAAGGCGGTCAGGCGTATAAACGTGCCGCACACAAGCACGTCGCTGCCCCGGGTCACAGCTTGAGCTTTGGATATTCAACAAGTATATGCGACGCGGGTGGTCAATCAAGCGCATGGCTCGAGTTAGTGGCATCAGTCGAAATACCGTCAGGGCAGTTCTATCGAGGGCCTAATGACTGACGAGAGCACGTTCGTTCATCCGGGCTGGTCATTGACCAAGCGTGAGATAGAGATAATGAACATGGTCGCTGACGGTATGGCGCATAAGGAGATCGCGCACGTTCTTGGCCTGTCTTATCGCACCGTGCAGGTCCATACCATGTCAGTCGCAAAGAAGCTAGACACCCATGGTGGTCCAGGTCGACTGGCGCTCTGGTGGGCTGTTGAACGCTACAAAGCATCAGGCGCGGTGCCCGCCATAACCTCGAAGGTCCAGTTCGCTGACATAAAGGTGAAGCCGTGAAGGCGCGCAACGCGGGGACCTTTGTGAAGTGTGATCCTAGGGCGATTGCGGCGGGGAAGAAGTCGAGCCGGTATAGGCCATACACTTTCTATTCCCCGGAGAAGGACATGAGGCAAACTGATCCTCAAACGGATGAACTTCTCAGGAAGAACATGGACAAATACATCGGGATGCTGCGGAGGATTATTCGCAAATGACTGATGAAGCTAAGCAGGTAGTACGTACAAAGTTCAAGCGGCGGGATGGAACGACCCTTCCGACTGAAACATATCAGTTGCGTCTGCCCGTGGAGATCATAGACAGATTGCGCAGGGCCGCGCACTTGAAATCTCGTAGGGATGCTAAGTACACCAGCATGGCAGATATGATCAGAGCCTGGATAGATGAAAAGCTCAAGGAAGAGGAGACCGTGCAATGAAAGATGGTGAAGGTGCCTTCATACTCATTTGCGCTATCGTAACAGTCATAGGTATGGTCCTGATTTCTTGGGATCTGGGTTGGAAAGCAGCGGTAGGCATCACGCTTATTTCGGCTGTTTCTTCCGCAAGAATCAAGGGCGGCTAAAGAACTGAAATGAGCCCGAATCAAGCCAAATGCCTGAAGGCTTTGAACGCACTGACATCCCCTGACGGTGAGATGTGCGTACCATTTGCGCCTATCCAGCAGCGAACCAAGCTCGACCGTAAAACCGTTCGTAGGTGCGTTCGTGCGCTGGCAAGACGGGGCTTGGCAGCGTTTCACCGCCCGCTCTGGTCTGATGACGGGCTACCCGCCGGAGCGGGCTACTGCATTTCTCGCACCGGGCGGGCGATCGTAGCGCATCTATGATGGCTCTTCTGTGGGAGTGTTATAGTTGACAAACCCAGAAACTAGAAGTGGGTCCACTAAGTTTAACGCTATGGACCCTGATCCTCAGCGTCAAACCTGCAAGGCGTGTGGACGTAAAGATAAATTCGATTTCACGGTTCCGCCGGACATATGGCTAACCGTCGTGCCGGTGCACTTATCCGGGCTGGTCGT